GGGAGTTTCTACTTTTAGTAAACCGTGGATTGCTAGGAAATTTTTACCATAGTCTTGAACATTTGATTTACCACTAACATACTCCATATTAAACATAATATTAGGATCATCAATTAACCCCAATGCTCTTAATTCTTCTTGAATTGATGGTAAGGCATCATTAAATATATCTAATACATTACCACCAGCTTTAATCATCCCGTGGCCAGCACCAAATCTATCTTCTAAGTCAGCTTTAGTAACGCCACGTAAATCAAGTGCCTTTTTTGATCCGCGGTCCATGGCGAAGATTCGTTTTCCGTCGAGATTTATTAATCTAATTGACGCATTTACGCCATCTATCTTAACACTACCAGGTGCTTTTTTAAGACTATCAGCAGCTTGTTCAAATGACTTAATTAAATCTTTACCTGTTTTAACATTTGGTAAATCAAATGGATGAGCCATATGTCCAGCAGCACCACCTTCATATAATATTTCTTCAGCGATTACATCAAACCACCATTCTTGTGAAAATAATTTCATTTCATCTATATTTTTTTTAGATTTACGAATAAGGCCAAATTTAGGTAATTTTTTACCTTTATATTCCCCATCCATTTCAAAATTACGCACTGTATATCTTTTACCGTCTTTATCTTCTACGGATAATTTATAACGATTGACACCTTCTCTAGAATTTTTAATTACTTTTACTACTTTAGATTTTTCTAATTTTTTACCTCCTAATGGAAATCCTTTAGGAGCACGTAAAACATCACCAGGAAGTATTTGACCACTATAGTTAGATAAATCAATTCCTATTTCTTCAAGGTATCCTAATTTTTTAGATTTTTTAGGATCTCTAGTAAATGTATCACTTGCTTTATATCTAGTTTGTTGTACTTGATTAGCTTTATAAGGAGGATACATACCTTCTTTTTTTAAGCGTTGTGTTTTTCTTTTAGAAGCTTCTTTACGTTTTTTAATATATTCAAATGCCGAACGTAGTCGTTTTTTTACTGCAGGATCTTTAGCCCGGGATAAAGCTGCTCTAACTCTTTGATGAATTAAATTAATAATCTGTGATTGGCGAGCATGTGATTTAGCTTTAAATGACTTTTTAGATAAAGTATTTACTATATCTTGTCTAGTACTAAATTTAACTTTTACTGTATCTGTAGGATCTTCATCTGTATAAAGTCTACGTCCTGATCCTTTTGGTTTTTTACCTGTGCCTACTTTAGGGTCTCCTTCTTTCACGGGTTCATAAGCAGAACCATACGGGGCCGATTTACCTTTATGTTTTCTTTGAGCTTCAGGATCTATATTTTCTTTATGAGTTGTAGTTTTTAACGTTTTAGCTAATGTAAGTGCTTTATAATACTTTTGGTTTTTAGCACTCCGCTTTTCCATTTTTCTAAGGCGTGCTAACTCTTTATTAATTAATGAAAGAGGTATTTTTTCACCTTTAGGAATGTTTAAACGTTTTCTAACAGTACCCTGTTTTAGGTTGCCCGCTTTTTTACCCTTAGCAGCCATTTTTTCGTAAGTATCACCTTCATCTAATTTAGCTGCCGGTAAATGTTTACGAGCATAATCTGTATAAATTTGGGTTATTTTATCTTCCTGATCATTAGATAGTTCTTCGGCTTTACTATCTATAAAATCCTGTAATGCTTGAGTAAATGAAATTTTTCTTGTTTTAGCATTTTTATAAATCCCCATTACATGAGCAGGAATTTCATAATCTAAAGTAAGATATTCAAACGTAGGTAAATCTTTTTCGTCTTTTTCTAAATCACCTTTAACTCCTTTATCAAAATGAAATTGCCCTATATGTTCTAATTCATGTCTTACAGAATCTTTAATTTCAGCTATTAAATCATTATATGCTTTAGGAAACATATCAGGTTGATAGTTAATTTGAATAAACATTGATTCATCATCCGCACCTGCATTTACAATAAATGGGTTTGGACCTAGTTTATCAAAGTCAGTAGGGTAAAAATATAATTCTAAATCATAAGAAACCGCAGTGTCTTCTTTTTTATCGGACCTCCTTAATTTTCCTATTTCTTCAAAATCATCTTCATAATTTTTACCAAATTCATCCTTAAACATATCTATAATAAAGCGGGATATTATTAAAGTTTCTGCATCGTAGCGTCCTTCATATAATTTTCTACGTAATCCTTTAGTCAAATTAGTAGGGATTTGGGTCATTTGGTCGCCTTGTTTAGAAAAGAATTTACGTAGCTTTTTCATATTAGCCATATGTTTATTCATTTCTTGTTGATTCATAGTACCACCCATCATTTCATCTATATCAGTGGGCATAGTAGTATCTAACAATTTAGTCCAAATTTCTTCTTTAATTTCTTCAGGTAAAAATTCAGGAATGAATTTAAAAAATTCTTCTTTATTATTATTTTTAATAATTTCACGCATACGCGTACCTGAAATACCCCCTGCTTGAGGTGGTACTAATTCAATTTTAGCTTTAATATTACGAGGTTCTGCAAATTTGGGGATACTATTATATCTTCCGTCTTTAGCATCTTTCTCCCCTATTCCTAAAATTAACTCTGATCCTTCAGGAGCTATTTTTTCAACAAAATCATAAACATCTCTTACAGGAGATGCAGCTTGTGCTAAGCTAATAGTAAGTTTTTGTGCTCTTGGATCTGGATCAGATGCTTTATAATAATTAAAAATTTCTAAAGCTAATCTAGGCCCTATACCTTCTCGTTCTTTTGATCCAATTCTTACTATAACATTATCAGCAAAATCTGCAAGATATTTTGCCATATTATAATGTCCAAGATGAGGTGGTTTAAACCCACCTGGTAAAAGGGCTACTTTCATGTAAACTGCAGTTTGTTATACATATAACTCACTGGTATAAGATTTTCTTTTCTACTAATCCCTGGAAGGTTAGTGGTTTTGCGTTTTGTAATATGCGAGTCATTTCTTCAAACCCTAAATCACTTGGATCTTTACCCCCAAGCTCTAATAAAAATATTTCTTTACCATATGCCATAAGTTCCTTAGCATACTTAAGCGAATCATTTATAGCATCTTGATCAAGTGCAAGGTATATTTGTTTTACTCGTCCTCTAACAAGTTCCTTATAGAGTGATTTACTAATTCGTTTTCCAAACAAGGGCACGGCATTTCGCTTGATTGCGATTGCATCAAAGGCACCTTCACAAATGATAATAGGAATATTAAAGTTACAAAGCATGTCAAAGCCAATAATATCTTTTGATGTTGGCGGAAGCTTGTGCTTGTGGTAAGCTTGTGGATCAAACGAGCGACCCACCCAGTAGTTGAGGGTTCCGTGTCTATCATAACTTGGTATTATTATAAAATTAGCTAATTTACCTTCTTCAATATATCCTATGTTATATTTTACTATATCTTGTGCTGTAATTCCACGAGATTTTAGGTAATGATATGCTTTATCTCTAATTAAGCCTTTACCTTTAAGTAATGTAGTAAATCCTTCAGGTAATTGAAGTTGGTCTTTAGGTTTTTCTACGTGTGCTGTTTTAAAATTATACTGAGCATCAATTTCTTTTAATTCTTGAAATGCTGTATATGGGGCCTTAATAAATTTAAGGAGTTGTATTGCTCTAGCACCTTTAAAACCACAAACCCAACATTGGTATTTTTGAGTTAGTTTATTTAGTGTAAGTTTTTTCTTATGGTGATTACAATTAGGACAACTAAATACGGCCTCGTCTCCTCCTCGTGCGCTTTTGCTTTTTCCTAATAGACTTTCTAGTAAATAAATAAGGCGGTCCTCCTTCATGCCTTAAATATATGAAAGAAAGGTCAAAAGCCAAAATCTTTTTTGAAATATCTTCCTTCAATATTATCGTTTAAGTAATCTTCGGTTTCTAATACACCCATACTAAATAATGCTTTATTTTCCAAATAAGTTAATTCTTTTTTAGAATATGCTAATTGCAAAATTATACGCTCAAAATCAGCTTGATTACCATTTTTAATCTCATCTTTAATAAATTGATGAGAACCATAATAGGTTTTCCAATCGCTTTCTTTTTGAACTTGCTTATAAACTGGTGGTCTACCTTTACCTTCCCATAAGGCGGCTTCGCGTTTACCAATTTTTTTCTTTTGGTTGTATATTAATGACTTTTTGCCAATATACTTTTTTCCAGTAGGGATATGGGTTGTTTGGTAAACGTATCCATATGTGCCTTCTGGGAATTGTTCATAACT